GCCATACTCTCTTAGTCTTGCTTCGTCATAATCGTACTCAACATATCTGTCACCGATCTTGCGAGCGATGTAATTAGGCGACTGTGGGTTGAGGTTGCACTGCGAGAATCTTTCAACCACAACTGGTCTCGCATCGGCATCGCTTGCCATACGAATCTCGACCGTAAACGTTCCATACTGATCAAAGTCAGTGGTAGCCTTACGAATATCACTAATCGAGATCTTGTAGCGGTGTGCGTGCTCGCCTGCATCCCTAGCGATGAACCGGAACAACTTTGTCATATCATTTGCGTCATAATTCGCAGGTGCTCCAAGGTCCTGCGAGAAAATCCAGCCAGTCTGCGCAGAATTTGAATTGAACTTACGCTCAGCCCACATTGGAGTGAGACCGCCAGAGCCAGAGCCAATGCCCATGATGATACCGTAGTGCGTTCCAGTTGTTGTCCCTAGTGTATCAAACAAGGATGACTCAAATGTCTCACCAAGCCAATAAGTTTCCTCTCCAGCCTTAAGGAGAGTTGTATCGGTGATCTCGCTGTTTACAAGCGTAGGGTCAGTATTAAAGACTTTTCTGATGTATTTATCGCTGTGCTGATCGAAGTTGAAAGTGGTTTTGGACTTGGTTACTGTGTTGCTGTTAATAATTTCAGCAGTAAACTCAAGAGTGCTGTTGGACTCGATGACAACAGCCGAGCCGGATGCAGCAGGATTATCAGTACCATCAGTTCGACCAGAACCAGTCAACTGAATTGCAGACCCACTGTTAACATAAAAGATTGCTGCAAGCGAGCCAGTTCCAAGATCTCCAGCACCACCAGATGGGAAAACAAAGAGACCATAGGATCCGCCGTTCTCGGCGATATCATTAGATAGTGTCGCAGCTTTAGTTTGCTGGAAGTCCATCAAGGTAGAGAACCCAGCTTCACCGCCCGAATCCTTTTCGGGATGCTCACTGCCAAGCATTCTAATGTAGGTAACGGGACCAACGCCAGCATCAAGATAAGCTTGAGCAGCGTATGCCCCATAGGTGGGTGCCGAAGTGTTGCCTTCGCGGAAGTAATCGCCACCGACACCACCAGCAACTGGCTCGCCAAAGACATTTACAAATTCGCTAAAGGACTGAACCGTGTAAGGTCGCATCGACGGACCCTGATTTGCTCGCCCTATAATAACGGGTCCGATTGCTGTGGAAGCAGCGGGGAGCCCTGAATTGTCTATCTCTCTGAGAAAAATACCGGGAGAAATAAATTTAAACTTTCTAACATCTGACATGCTCGTGAATCTCCTTGTTAATCATTACTGATTGTACGTTAGTAAATAGTATGGGAAAACTGCAAACTCTCTTTACTCTCTATATTTTCCCTTCTTTAGATACTCGTTTATGTCACCGAATATAACGTGTTCTCTGGGGATTTTTACTTCCACAGCATTTTCTCTGATTGATATTTTTGGTCTTGGGTCGTTCTTGCCTTCGCCAATCAAATAGCCAAGGACCTTGATATCAAATTCGTTAAGGTAATACCTTGAATCATCGCCCATATTAACCTGATTGCTGTTATCAGATATTGTATCTTGAATAAAGCCCTCGTACTTATGGTCGTCTCTTTTCAAAAATATATTACTAATCTGACCGCTTCTAGTTATAAACGGCTGTAGTATTTCATTCATTTGCTGAATGTATTCTGCTCGGATTGAAACTGTATAGTTCACTGCTATGTATGTTGGGACCGGCATTGATATTGTTTCATAGACAACCTTTTTATTTTTAAACGGAAAAGTTGACTGTCCATATAGTCGCTTTGAAGTTGCATTTGCAAACTCTGAAGTTTTCTTTTGTTGAATCCTTCTGGCTACTGTAATGGCTCCCCCTTTCTCATCTTGTCTAATCGGTATATGCGAATATGCCACGCCTTTAAACGTGGGATCTTTTGTAACAGCACCTCGCTGTAACGTAATCATCGGCAATACAATTCGACTACTGCCGTCTCTTATATCTTTATCGCTCTTAATCTGCCAGCTTCTTTCAGAGCCAACCCATCTAACGTTAACCTTTTCCCAGCCGTCTTTTGTTGTCGAGGAGGCATTTATAGATTCATTAATCCAGTCGTACATCGCGTAGTCTATTGTCTCTAGCGTAGACGGCATTAAAGTTATTTCTCTGACATTAGGATCATTATTATCACTGGGCATTAAACGTACCCTCCCTGACAGCAGTGCATTTAGCCGCGATTTCCATTCTGTTGTCTATTTGACCGAAAAGTCGAGATTCAGATAATTGAACAATTTCATAGAATATGTCGCCGTATAGAACGAAGTCTCCCTGCCGAACAAACAAGTCTTGATCCTCTGTTAGCCTTCGCTTGTGAAAGTGAACATTTATATTCGCATCGAAATCAACACCAATTCGATCTGTATAGACAGTCTGATAATCTATCATTTCCACAAGCGCAAGAACACGGATTGGAGGCAAAAACGTTTTCATAATTGCTTCACCATAGAGGTCATGGTAATTTGTCCTGTCTACATCAATAGGATAGTAAACAATCTTTTGACCAATTACTTTTTCTATAAGTTCGTCATTTACCTGCTTAACAAGATCCCTCTCCTTCTTTCCCGTAAAAAGAGGAGGTGGCGGGCTATCTGGTTGTGACCACTTATCCTTTGGCATATTCTATTACCCCTGATATATTAGCAATGGAACAAGTTTACTACTATCGTTAACACTCTTCATAAGTGTGGCTTCCTGCTCTGCTACCTTAGCATATGTCATTTCATCCAGAGTAGTCTTAAGCTCTTCTCTTAATTTGTCCTGCTCATCTTTTGCCTGCGACAGTAGAGCATCGCCGTTCAAATTAACTGTTTCGCCGGGAATAGGTATAC